TAAAGAACTGGCTTGCAGGCACACAGGCGATCAAGGCTTTGACCCTGACTTCCTAAAGACGTTAAACGCTATCCGCGAAGAGTGCGGCTTTAGCTTTGCCCTGTCCTCTGCTTACAGGTCTCCAGAACACCCCATAGAGGCACGTAAAGAGGTCAAAGGAGCGCATACGCATGGCAAGGCGGTAGATATACTAGCCAGCGGAGAAAACGCCTTAGAAATCATTAGAGTGGCCCAGAAGCACGGTATACAGAGAATTGGTGTACAGCAGAAAGGATCAGGTCGCTTTATACACCTAGACGGCTGCACGGAAGAGGACGGCTTCCCCTGCCCTTCTATCTGGTCGTACTAACGGACACAAAGTGCCAACTTATGTCCGCAGCCCCTTAATTGGGGCTTTTTTTTGCCTTTTTTTAAATAATAGTTTACATTTTCGTAAACATCATGCATAATGAAGCTACATTCAATAAATAAAGGTAATAAGTTATGTCAGATTATAACGGCTGGACAAACAGAAACACTTGGCTAATCAACCTGCACTTCGGCGATATCATAAGGCAAGAGCTTGAAGAGAATGCTGCAACTACAGCTGAAATGATAGAAGGTATGGTAATGGACTGCATTTATGAAGAGGTTAATCTTTGCTCATTAATGCTCAGGGATTTTATTGATTTTGAAGGTATAAACTGGGGTGAGATTTGGGAGCACCACTGCATAGAAATGGTTTATTCTGTGGAGCGATCAGCATGAATATTAATGAGCTCAGTTACTACGAGCAGGGCGAATACGACTGTTTACATGGGCATCCTGTGCGGGATGTAGAAAATCCAGAGTACTACTGGGGCTATGCGGACCAGTATGCTTTAGAGCAGTGTAATACTGCAAAAACTGAGCTGACTGTAGGAGGTCAAAATGAGCTTATCTAAACAAGTTTGGCAAACTTTATCTGCCATCGATGTATCACAGCATATTGAGAAGAAAGGAAACCTATCATATCTTTCATGGGCTTGGGCTTACGGAACGATGATGGAGCATTATCCTGATCTGCATTACTCTTTCGAGGAAGATAAATGCGAGGATACAGGCACCGTTGAAATAAGTTGCGTGGTCCACATTCACACTGGCTCAGAGCAAGATCAGATGATGATGCGGCACATGTGGCTACCTGTTATGGATCACCGCAACAAAGCCATAATAAACCCTGATAAGTTTGCTATCAACTCCAGTAAGATGCGCTGTTTAGTTAAGTGCTTCGCAATGTTTGGGCTTGGTCACTACATATACGCAGGAGAAGATATTAACCCTGTTGTCGCTAATGCGGTTATCACTGAGGATCAGGCCAAAGAACTGAAGGCTATGATTCATGAACGTGATGCTGATGTTGCCGCATTTTGTAAGCATTTCAAGTGCGAAAATCCAAGCCAACTACTTGCTTCGCAGTTTGACAGGGCTATGCATGCTTTGCGAACGAAGCGAAGGAGTGAAGGATGATAATTTTAGATCACGAACAAGGCACTGAGGAATGGTTTGCCGCACGACTGGGTAAACCTTCAGCAAGTAACTTTGCCAAGCTAATAACGCAGACTGGCAAGCCTTCTACATCTGCTGATAATTATATCCATGAATTAATTGCGGAGCGCCTAACAGGTAAATCTGAACCTTTTTACACCAATGAACACATGCAGCGCGGAACTGAACTTGAGCCAGAAGCAAGAGAGGCTTATGAGTATATCACTGGCTATAAAGTGACTGAGCATGGGTTTATTCTTGACGATAGCAAAGAGTTTGGTTGCTCGCCCGATGGCATCATTTATCACAACCCAAACTATATGACTGGGCTCGAGATTAAATGTCCAGCAGCAAAGACAATGGTTAAATATAGCCTTGATCCACAATCTTTGGGCAAGGCTTATTACCAGCAAATACAAGGTTGTATGCTAGTGACTGGTGCAGCATCTTGGGATGCTTTTGCATTTCACCCCCAGATTCCTCCTGTTTTGGTTACATTTTGCCGAGACGAAGGATTTATTAAAAAATTGGCCGATGAAGTAACCAAGGCCGTCAATGTAATTTTAAACCAAGTGGAGAAACTGAAATGACCGATTATGAGCAAAAAGACAATAGCGGAGCTATTTTTAAAAATGACAAGAAAGAAACAGACAGTCACCCAGATTATAAGGGTTCAGCGCGAGTTGCTGGAGTCGATTACTGGGTAAGTGTTTGGGTTAATACTTCTGCTAAAGGCAATAAGTATATGTCAACAAGTTTTACCGCTAAAGAACAGGCTCAAGTGCAAGGTATCAAGCAAACTAAAGAAGCTATGAGTATTGAGCAGCTTGATGATGATATCCCCTTTTAGGCTTAAAAAGCCCCCCGCGAGGGGGGCAAACCATAGGAGGTCTGTCGATCGGGGGAACCGACCCAATTAATATACCACAGGATTCTGTAAGATGAAATTTATTGATGCGGGTCAGTGCGTAAGAAACGCGCAAAGCTATAAAAATGTTAGCTCTAGTGAGCTTGCTAGAATAGCGAAAACTTCTAAGCCGCAAGTTATAAGGTGGCGATCTAATAAAAACATGAAACTACATACTGCGCAGTTAATTGCAATGTGCCTTGATATCACGCTAGATGAGTTTCTTGAGTTTGAGGATTAATAGTTTACTTTTAGGTAAACTACAGGCATCATTCAAAAAGTGATCGGGCTAGAGGCTGACGAAAATCTTAAATTAAACGTCGGAGTCGCATTGCCAATTGTGGACATAGCCCCTGCGGTAACTCGGTAGTTACCAATGGATAGATTAGATATTCGATACGGTCACGATTTATACCGCTGAGTCGCGCAAGCCCTCAGATCGTAAATTTTCAGCTTTTTGTTGTTAAAGGGTTTAATTTACCTTTAAAAAAGTAATCAAAATATAATTTATTAATACACAAGGCGAGGCTTGCCGAGCCATAGGAGAACAAAATGGATAAGCATATTGAAAGCGCATGTCAGTTGCTTGATATGTCTGAAGAAGAAGTAATTAAGTGGATTACTTGCATGAATCCTTCTTACATTATTTACATATCCGAAGGTGTAGGTGCTTTTTACACTGATGGTGACAATGGTTTAATCTGGTTCGATCCTGATTGCGAAATTTTTGAAGAAGAAGGTGTAAAGGTTTCTGTAATGGGTAATTATTGCGATATTGATTTTGAGTCAATGTTGGAAATCCACAAGCGCATTTCTGGTATAGACTACGATTAATAATGACTTTAGGAGGTCAACATGAACGGTAAATGGTCACAAGAAAACTTTATAACTCACCATCAAGACAACCCTCAGATATATGATATGTTTGTGGAGTTTGCATTGCAGGTAGCAGCCAGAAGGTCATATTATTCTGCAAAGAATATCTTTCACCGTATACGCTGGGAGACTATGATTGAGGAGTCTGACAGCCAGTTTAAAATAGACGACGGCTGGATCAGTCACTACGCAAGAAAGTTTGTTCAAGATTATCCAGAGCATTGCAATCTGTTTAGTTTCCGCACTAGAAAGAATAGCTATCACGGGGGTGAATAATGTTATTAAATAATGGTGAAAATTGGGAGCCATCTGACGAACTGGTCATTAAGTGGAAAGAACACTACAAGGGTAAGGTCAATGTTGACAGAGAATTAGTCAAGATGGATTTGTGGTGTGACGCAAACCCTAAAAAGCGCAAAACAAAAGGAGGCATACAAGGTTTTTGCCAGCGGTGGCTTAATACTGCCGAAGAACGTGGCGGTGAATCTACTAAGATACAAAAGTCACAAGAAGCAGAGTTTGCAGCAAGGTATAGAAGAAGGTCGGCTAGTATACGTAGTAGGCCTATCGATGAAAGTTTGGCTGACGTTAGCTTTTTATCAGGGGAAGAAAAAATAATGATGCAGCAGGTTTATTTAAATAGATACGGTTTTTACTGGGACGGAGAATTGAAGAATGCCATTTAAAAATAAACCGCGTTACGTTGAATTCAAAGGCGAGCACCCTTACTTCAAGTCTGGGCAATCTTACACATTTGCTGAGTACAGTGATTGGACAATTAAAAACTGTATTGATGGCGGGGTGATGAGGGCAACAATAAAAGGCAGGCTTTATGGTGAGGATGTTTGCACTCCAGCGCACTTAGCGGGCAAAAGACAGTTTGTGTTTGGCAATGATAATAAGAAATTAGGCTACAGCAAAGAGGCGAGGGAAAAAGTAAAAAATGCTTCTAGGCTTCAAAACAGTTCTGAGCGCATGATGGCTAAGTGGTTACGGGTGAAGCTGTGACACAGGGCGATCACGTTAAAGTTGAGAGCAGTCAGGAGCTAGAAAAAAAGCTACCCTTCATACTAAAGCGCATGCAGGGCTGGGACTACAAGGTTCCGATGGTTGTAAAATTAGACCCGTACCAAAACACTAGAAGTTTAAGCCAAAACGCTATGTCCCATATTTGGTACAGGGAGATAGCCAATGCAATGGCAGACAAGGGCCACAAGATCGATCACGAAGAGCCTGCCGAGGTGTGGAAGCTGTGGTTAAAAAAGCGGTTTTTAGGGACTGCTAGTTACTCGATTGGTAACCAGCACATCCCAGAGCAAGTAAAAAGCACCAGTAAGCTGACTAAAGGTGAATTTGTACACTTTCTTGATAACGTCTATCATTGGGCTACCAAGCAGGGCATTCGGTTATCAATACCCGCAGAAAGCGAGTATGCCGAGCTACAAGCCCAGCAGGAGGCATAGTGAGTAAGGTTGACCCAAGGATATTAAAGGAGTTTGCAACCACGGAAAGACATCACCAGGTACTCGATGCAGTAATTGAGTTAGGATCGGCTAACAAGGCATCGAAGAAGTTAAAATGCGGCAGGCGAACTATCGACGTTATGCTCAGGAGGTTGGAGAAGTATGCTGCTAGTCAGGGTGTATCCCCACACAGAGACCTAATCCATCAGACCGCAGAAGGGTTCGATGCAAAGAGAATCTCCACTGCTTACAAAGAGGATGGCACTGTAGCGTTACAGTGGGTGATTCAAGAGCCTCAGAAGCGCGATATGAAGGCTAAGATCGAAGCCATGATGGATGGCATGACCGACGATCTCAAAGGGTTTATGAAACCCACAAAAGAACCTAAATCTGTAAA